GAACGTGTAACTCGTTGGTGTTATGCCAGTTGGTGTGGCCGTTATGGTGACTGAATCACCGAAGTTCGGAGTTGAATCGCTTAGTGCTATTGATAACGATGGAACAACTGGACACGTAGGAATTATCCAAGCCGAACCGTTCCAACTACCTACTGCCGAACCTCCTTGTAACACGTCCAAATCCTCAGAACCTCCACTTGGAATGTCACCCACTGCGCCCAATGAAGCCCCGTTGATCGTTACCGTGGCATCTGCGCATGGGCTACTCGTCACCTCCCACGTTTGCGTTCCAGCGTTCCACGAGCCTGACGGGTTGCCGTCAAGTTCAACCGCGATATTTGCGTCAATTTCAGCCTCTTGATCTGTGACCTGAACCGAATTAATGAAGGTGGCATTATTGCCTATCACCCAATCCGACCCCTGTAATGATCCTACTGCATTAGACCCTCCGTTAATCACAGGAATATCCAACGTGCCACCGCTTGCCACGGTGTCAAATGCTGTGCCGTTGACTTCAATGGTGGCATCTGCGCAAGGAGGCGATGGTGTACAGGTGAACATGAACCCGTCCGTTGTCGGAATGTAGTTGGCTAATAGAGTGGTCGCCCCGTCACTATCCAACGCCTTGCCCTGTGCTAACGTCTTTGTAACGCCCGAAACAACCGAATCAGTCCAGGTTGGTGTAGCCGAGTTTCTGAGTGTGGTATTCGCTATCACGGACGGATTGGCCGAAGTACCTACTGCCGACCCTGCCGTGTTGCGGATGAGTTGGTTGTTCGTGCCTCCGCTTACGGTTGTGCCTATGGTCGTGCCGTTGACCTGTTGGGTGACGGGTTGGCAAGGTGGTATCACACACTCGCTATCAAGTAACTCAGTCTGCGCGGCCAATGTCAAGCAATCAAACACATCGGCCACAACGTCTTCTGGAAGAACGTCTGCTAACTGTTCGCATAGTGGAACACATAGTTCACCTTCAATGCAAGCTAACTGTTCGGGTGTCAACTGCGCAAATACCGAAGGTTTGCAGAAATCAAAGGCGTGTAATATGTTCGGGTCGATGTCATCGCATTCCGTAGGTAGGCATGAACCCGCGTAGATGACAGAAACCTCAATGTCAATCGACCCGTAAACCATTGCATACGTAGGCTCAAACGTTCCCGTTTCGGAAGTCTCCTCGTCCCAAACTGATTTAGCGTCACCGTTCGATGTCGGAACGCTTACCATTACCTTATCAGCCCCAAGCGTTGTCTTTAGAATCCCATCGTCAAAGTTGAACTGAGCGACCACCGTCTGTCTTATCCTGTCAAAAGCGTAGGCATCGTCTGTGGTCAATTTGTCACGCCTTACGGAAAAGACCAACCGTAGCGGAATCTTGACCTCAACCCGCTTACCCGCCTGATATTTGGTTTCAAGTACGTCCTGAGTGGGCTTGTCCCGAAGCCTCCAATAACTCACACCGTCAAAGGCATCATGGCTTACTACCGTGTAATTAGCATTGCCAACGTACTCAACTGGTGAAACCTTGCCCTCGTTATCCGATTTCAGTTCACATAGGCAATGTTGCTGCTCAAAGTAATTGAGTAGCCCTAACTTGAGATTCAGGTATGTGATTATCGCTTCAAGCATTTTTCAATTGCGCTTTAGGTACTACGGCCTCGGAAACTGGTAATATTGAATGTTGGCAATTGTAACCGCCTGCCGTTACGAAGATAGTGGTTGAATCTGTTCCTGCCATTGCACCCTCCCAATCAGGTGACGCGCCCCAACTCTCAACCTCTCTTCGGCTAAAGAATTTACCGTTACGCGCTTTACAGAATGGTCGGGTTGTTTTCATAAGTCCACCCGTGTAAAGAAACCAATCAGCACGTAGTTGCTTACTTACCTCGTTGGTTATTGCTCTATCGCTTAGTGCGAAGGTATCCGACACTACTTGACGGGTCGCCCGTTCCAATCTGCCAACGGTTTCAGGATCGCCCTCGATAAGCAATTTGAAAACGTCAATCACATCATTCCTTGACGCACCCGAAACGACCGCATTACTTAACGCCTGTCGCATGGGATTGGTCAGATATTGGTCTGTGCTATTGAGTAGGTCAACGACCATTTCACGTTTCTTCTGTGCGAGTATGTCCGTAGCTATCGCGGGTATTTCAAAGGCATTGAACGACTGTTCAAAGTATCTGTAGGTGATTGAAGCCTGAGCATCCATTTCGCCCAATAGTTCACCGACAACCAGTTCAAATTCGCCCTCGGTCAATAGTTCCTTGATCTGCTCGATAATGGGTTCAATCTTCAAAAGATTGGAGCGGCTTACAACGACCGAACCATTTGAATAGTCCAAGCCGTTCAGCAACTCCAATACGTTAGCGAATTTTCGCTGCTGAATCTGTGTCATGCGTGACGCGAAGGCATCGGGTATGGATTCAAGCCGACCTACCTTTTCGTCAACCAGTCGTTGTATGGCCTCTGAGAATGCCATTACGCCCCGATATTAAGAAGTCTATCCCTTGCGCTTATCGCGTCAATCTTCGGTGCTTTTTCCTTTGCCAATGCGGTCAACGCGGCAACCTGTGCATCAAGTTCCGAATCCAAGAAATCGCGGTTGCTTCCAATCAGTTCATTGATCAATTGGAACGCGCTGTCATGCAACACCACTTCCCAAGCCTGAACCAATCCTTGTGCCTTTCGTTCGGTCACTTCGGAGTTGGTCAATGTCAAGAGCCTATCCGCGTTCATTACTATTTCCGATACTTTGGCGGTTGCCTTATCTGAATAGAAACGGTTGGAAATGTACTGATAGATGAGTGCTGAAATGATGTGCGAAGGTGCATTGCTTTCTCTTGCAACACGAATGTCATCAAGTATATCCGCATCCGTTCGGTAATCGAAAGTGGTCGGGTATTGAAGTTCTGCGCCCTCAAAATCTGCACCCTCTCTGACCTTCCCGATAACGTCCAAAAGGAATTGGAACACATCAAATGTTTCGTCACTATCGGGCTGAACAAAAGCGTACATGGCCTTAACGTCAATAGCGGCAACTGTGGCGGTAATATCCTCTTTGCCTTTCACATCCGCGTTAGATGTGTGAATATGAAGCATTGACTTTGAATCTTGCACGTATTGGTCGGCCATCTTGCGCGTGAACTCCAACGTGTCTGTCTGTGGTGAAACGAATCCCATCGGAGTAGGGAATGAAGTGTCGCCCTTATCTTGACCCTTCTCTGACTTCAACAAATAGGTCTTCATCGGGCTTGTCCTAACCTTCATTCCTGAGCCATCGCACCTTGGACAATTTGAGAAGATACCATCATGCGCTATTTTCCCTTCATGGCATGATGTACCGTGTGAATCTGTGAAATCACATTCGTCACCGACCATCCACCTGAACGGGAAACAGACGTTTGCCATACTTGCGTTAAGGTAATTGGAGTAGAGAAGTGACCAGTCCAACAGGTCAACCGCATAATAGAATCGTGACGTGTAATATACCTCGCCACTTTCAAGCATGGACGGAACGCCCTTCATCTTGTGGCAAGGGAACATATCAAGCTGATGGTTGAATATCAGTGTGTAAGTGAATCGGTTGTCTCGGAAATCGCCCGATTGTTCAACCTTCCAAATATTCGCATCATCGTAAAAATAGAACACCCGACCAACTTTCAAAGGTCGGTTTCCGTAGTTCACGGTTGATCGTTCGTGACTTTCGAATAGCGCGTATTCGTTCCACTTCCAAGCAACCACCCTATCGCATGAGTAATATTTAGGCTGTGGCTCAAAGCGTTCGTTATCGACCACGACCAGTTCACCGTCAACCTCTTTGGTCTTTGGCGGATTGATAGTGAATGTCATTACACCGTTAGCATCCTTTTCTTTCAGCGGGTGAACGATGCGCTTAACATAGTTCTCAACGCTTCCGAATACGTCAATACCGTATTCCACATATTCCTTGTAATCTTCACCCTCGGCTGAATCTTCGGGATAGGTTATCTGCCAGTTGTTGTCGGACAATCCGCGACCCGTAACCCCAAGCAGATCCATGAATACGGGGTGCGTGGTGTTCTTGTAATTCTCCTTGATGTATACGGCCTCCTCGTCGGTCTGATTCGGTGCGCGTTTCTTGAACAGGTGTTCAGGATACTTGTCAACCTCGGAATGGGTCAATATGCGGTCACGTTGACGCACGGCATCCTTATACCCTTCGTAGTAGTCGGGTACGCCTTTCCATACGCCCTTGCTATCCTTGATAACATACAGGTCTTTTGACGCGGCTATTACGCCCTGAACGATGGCGGATATTTCCCTTTGATCTTTCATCTGTTTTTACCGCCTCGTTTCTTGGAACA